AATGTCAATCCTCAAGTCCTGGACGGCCTATTGGCTTCCCTGGTTCCTTGGCGATGACACCCCTCCACAGAGGTTCAATCCCTTGTCGTTATGTTCTGCCTCCTTTAGGAGGTATATTTTGAACAGAAAGACAGGGGATGGGAAGAGGAGAAAGATAAAGATTGGAGCCTTGCTCCTTTACTCTAAGAGACTATTTCCGTCTTTCACAGGTGAGATGGTGAGGGAGAAGGTTAAGGAATTTGGTCAGGCTGTCAGTAGGGTTTCACCTCCACTTCCTTATAAGAAGAGGATGTATAAGTCTATTGATATGTCTATCTCTGAATTCCTTAACGGTAGCCGTATGGTAGCGGACTATTCTAAGCCGTTCGCTCCAAGCACTTCAGCATGTTATGAAAGATCGCGGGCAGAAGGTGGGCTTCAATCGTTTGTTGCAGAAGAAATTCTCCAGGAAACGATTGATTCTCGATTCTTCTACGATGATCTTAAGAACATATTTGAAATGCCGGGAGAGACTCTTAGCTTCTCCACCCCCGCTGGTCTGTGGAATGAATTCCTGGATATCATGTTCCGTCGAGCAATCTCTGAGACGGTTAAGTCCGATGGTTCAGATTGGGATCGGTTACCCGTTCAGGCAACCGGCCTCACTGAACCTCTCAAGGTTCGAATTGTGACCAAATCTAAATGGTTCTTACAGCTCTTAACTCCAATTCAAAAGGCATGGCATGGTGCCATGCGCTCTTCTCCAATTTACCAGCTAATTGGTGGGTCCCCTGTCGAGGACGCACTTATTGGTCTAGAATTGAAGAAGAAGGAGAAGGTTGTCAGTGGCGACTATTCTGCCGCCACCGATAACATCTTCCTTGAATATACGGAGTATGCTGCTCGGGCCATGTTAGATCAGACCGATTTCTCTTTCCTGGATCCAGTTTTGGTACAATATGTACCCTGGATCAAGGAACTAGTAATCAAGTCGTTGGTCCATTCTCAACTTGAATTAAAGGGACAGTCTCCCGTGGAAATTACTCGAGGGCAGATGATGGGACACATCCTTTCTTTCCCATTACTATGTCTGATCAATAGATCAGCCAGCTGTATGGCTATTCCTCGTCAGCGATTCATGCGCATCAATGGAGACGATGTTCTCTTTCCTGCTAATTCTTCTGAGTATCGTAAATGGAAGAGGGCCACTCGATCTGTAGGATTGGAGTTCTCCCTAGGGAAGAACTACTATTCTAGAGATCTGGCCCTCGTTAATTCCACATACTGTACTTTCGAGAAGACTACAGGGAAATGGAAAACAGTGTCTGTCCCTAATGTGGGTCTGTTGAATATGCCACTGGATAAACAGGTCGACACGGAGACCGGTAGACAGATTATGCCGTGGGAAGTTCTGGCACAGAACTGGAGGGAATTTTCAAGGTTTTCAACCTCGAAGACTCTTCCAGTCTATGTCAGACTTTTCCGACAGTATTATCCTATCTTGAAAGGTTTCCCTGGACCAATATATGGCCCCACTGAGTGGGGTGGGCTTGGAGCCCCAATTCCAGATGGTCACAAGTTCACCAGGAACCAATTGATGTGGATGAACGCGCATAGACTCGGTCTATTTACTTTTCTACATGGTACTCGGAATGACTATTCTCGTCTTTCCAAAATGTACCATGATGAATTAGAAAAGTATGTAGGCGGAATCTATGAGTGGAGAGAGCCAGGGTATGGCGAGTCTTTTGGACCTTTAGATAGTGGTCCTTTCTTGGACCCTTATCAGAAGGATGGCGGTTATGCTGGTCAGATAATGGCATTGAGGAGATGGGTTGTGGACGCTTCATCTATGAAACATGTCAAGATATTTGGAGCAAGGAGATGGAACCAGTTTAAGACGAGTCTTAAACATGGAATTCCGCCTCTTCCTCAGAAGTTTCTTGACATGCTTCGTAACAATGAAGTATACTTCCCCCGTCCAGG